ATGAGCACTGCGGTTCCTCCCAACATCGTCACCGGCTGGCTCGGTATCGATGCGATTCAGCGGGCTTGTGCCAGCCGGTTCCCCACCTTGGCCTCTGCTGCGCCGGCATTGCTAACCCAGGCACCACCTGGCCCTTCACCCTCGCCACCGCCCAGTCCCGTTCTGCTCTACAAGGCCTGGCGGGACGTGCTGGGCAAGGACCCCGATTACCCGGCGCAACAGATCGGCGATTGTGTTTCATTCGGCCACGGTCATGCCAATGACCTCCTGCAGTGCATCGAGATTGCTCTCGGCGAGCCGGCGGACTATCGCGAGTCAGACACCGAGTTCATCTACGCGACCTCGCGTGAGGTGGCAGGCATCCTAGGCGGCTTCGACGGATCTTACGGCGCGGCGGCCGTGAAGGCGATGACAACCATCGGTCTGGTGAGCCGGGAAATGCTTGGCGACCAAGGGGCCTATAGCGGCAGGCGCGCGAAGGACTGGGGCCGCAGCGGTGCCCCATCCGACGTCAAGTCCAAGGCTGCCCCCTTCAAGCTGGGCTCCGCGGCCTTGGTCTCGACCTGGGACGAACTGGTGGGCTCTCTGAAAAGCGGCTACCCCGTGACCATCTGCTCGAACCAGGGATTCACGCTTCATCGCGACCAGGATGGATTCTGCGCGGCACGCGGCGTCTGGGGACACTGCATGATGATCGCCGGAGTGCGATTCGACCGGGAAGGGGCCTGCATCGTGCAGAGCTGGGGCCCTAATGTCCCCGACGGTCCCCGTGGACTGGATCAACCGACGTTCTCGTTCTGGGCCGACCGCCGAGCTGTCGAGCGGATTCTTTCGGCCGGAGACTCCTGGGCGCTCTCCAAGGCGCCGGAGTTCGTGGCCCGCCCCCTCCCCGAGCACTGGGGATACGATCAGGCGGCATGAACTACGCCCTGGTGACCATTTGGGTGCCACTACGGCGAAGTGCGGCACAGGTCAGCAGGAAACAAGAGCGGGTCACGTGGCGGTCTCGCGTAACCGGCGTTCTCAAGAGGCAACGGCACGAGGACTGGGCCTGTCTGATCGTGCTGATCTCACTGGGGCTTTTTCTTCTGTTCTCGGAGCGTTTCTGGGTGCTCCTTCCGTTTTGATTTGATTCCGGGTCAATGCAGTCGCGGGCCTCGCGATCGACGATTCGACCGATGCCGGCGACCGCCTAGGTGAGGTTCCATGAACATGCTGGACATCGTTCTCAAGTTCATCAACGGCTACAAGACTTATGCATCGGCAATCCTCGCGGTGGTGTCGGGCCTGGGCATGATTCTCACGCAGAATTACGCCGGGGGCCTGGCGCAGATCTTCCAGACCCTTCTCTTGCTCTTCGGTGGAGCCTCGATCGTCGGCATGCGCCATGCGATCGCCAAGCTCGAGGACAGGGTCCCGTCCAACACGGCTGCGGCGAAGGTTGCTCAGTGACCTGAGGAGGTTAAGTCGACTCTCCTGGAGTTTGCCGCAAGTTTCGAGGCCGCCCTGGAGACCGGCAGTGGAAGTCCAAGGATATGAACATCCTACCGGAACTCACCTCGAAAAGTGTCACGATGGCGGGAGGGCTGCTCGCTGCTGGAGCAGCCGTGATCGCGCAGGCAACCACCACGGACACGACGGTCGGAACCGGCTCTTTCTTCCTGGGAGGAGCAGGGCTCATCGCCGCGATCTCGGCCTTCACCAAGGACTACTGGACCGATCGCCAGAAGCAGCGCGACCACGAGGTCGCAGTGCTCCGGATCAAGCTTCGAAGCTGCCAGACATGTAATGCTTTGCACGAGCTTTACAACTGGGCCAAAGGCGCGCACACATCGGTCCCCAATTTGCCTCCGGTGCCCGAACTTCGCCTCGACCCCAGTCAAGAGCCGGAGACGGAGAAGCCGAATGCGTGAGTTCTGGCTTTGGTGGAAAGTCCGCACGACCCAGATCAAGGCCCTGCTGATGCTCGGCATGATCCTCATGTGGATGAGCTTGGACCTGTGGCAAACGCAAAGAAGCCTCGGGACGGTGATGGCCGCGCATGAGCAACTGGTCAAGCAACTGGATAAAACGAGACAGCTCCAGATTGATGCCCTTGTTCAAGCCATCCAGATCCATCAAGCCCAGGAAGATGTGGATGCCGCATCGCTAAGCGATGAGCTTCGCGAGATCCGGCTCATGATCGGCCAGCTCATCACCCAAACTCGAAAGTAAGTGGCGCGATAAATGGCAAGTCAAGGCCCGGTGAAGTCGAGTCCTGATACCAAGAGCCAGGGAAGCGAAACCCCAATCGAAGTTGAATGGGGCAAGATTGGCGACGTGAACTCCGAGCGCTTGACCGATCTGGTCCGGGCCTGCCTGGGCTCCGATCTCAAGGTCGATGAGGGCCGCTCGGTGACCTGGGGCCAGTTCCTGGTGGAGAAGCTCATCAACAAGGCGGCGACGGGCGACCTTCGCGCTCTTCAGGAAATCTGGACCAGGGTCGAGGGGAAGCCGGGCGTCACCAAGGTCTCGGACGACCCGCCCATCACCATCGATGATGGGCTCGCTCAATTGATTCTGAACTATGGCCAAGAAGGATCCGAAAACCACCGGGACGGTTAGCGCGTTTCGGTTCTGGGCGCCGAAGACTCCAGAAGACCTGGACCGCTGGCTACCCCTTTACTCGAAGCTCCGCATTCCCAAAGACGCGGTCTGCCGCGGGCACACGGCCCCGTTCGACCTGTTCGCCCATCAGGTCGTGAACCGGCCGTCCCTGTCGCTCTGGCACGGTCCGCGAGGTAGTGGGAAATCGTTCCTCTCGGCCCTCGACACCCACCTGTGCAGTTGGTGGAACCCCCGGCACGAGACTCGAATCCTGGGCGGATCGCTGGCCCAGTCGGAGCAGATCCATCGGGCCTTGAGCGAGGTCGTCCTGCAGAATAAGAACAAGTGGGGAGGTGGGGAAGTCACGTTCAAGCGACTGCAAAAAACCGAGGCGATCTACGCCAACGGTTCCCGAGTGGCGATTCTTGCGGCCAGCCCGACGAGCGTCCGGGGACCTCACGTCCCCAGCCTCAAGCTCGACGAGGTCGACGAGATCCCGGAGGACATCCGCGATTCGGCGCTGGGAATGGCGATGGAGATTCGCGGCCAGCGCTCTTCCGTGCTCATGACTTCGACGTGGCACCGCCTGGGAGGGCCCATGTCGTCGCTGGTGGAGCGGGGAAGGAGCGGCGAGTTCCCAGTCTTCACGTACTGCATCTTCGAGGTTTTGCAGCAATGTTCCCAGGAGCGCAGCGGTGTGCATCTGGAAAAATGTCCCGACTGCCCGCTGGTTTCCTGGTGTCACGAGGATCGAGATTCTGATCCTCTGAACCGTCCCAAGGCCAAGCGAAGCTGCGGCCATTACGCAATTGACTCGCTGATCCAGAAGGTCAAAGCGGTCTCGGCCCGGGTGTTCGCCAGCGACTATTTGTGTCAGGGGCCGCGTGCCAGTGGTGTCTGGTTCACGCAGTTCGACGAGGCGGTCAATGTCACCCCCGAAGCCGAGTTCGATCCGGTTTTTCCGGTACACATCGCCATCGACAGCGGCGTGTTCACCGGCGCCGTCTTCTTCCAGGTCAAGCCGATGACACAGGCCTCCGGGGCAGGCGGGCGCAGGGAACAGCGGGTGAATGTTTTTGCCGACTATCTCGCCGAGGGCCAGACTGCAGAAACGTGTGCGCTCTCGATTGGCGCGATGGCGCACGAGCTCTGCGGCTCGGCTCGGAGGTCGGTCTCGACAGATTCGGCGGGCGGGGCGCGGAATCCCGTCGGCCCGACGGTGATCGCCGAGTACCAGCGATGTGGACTCACCGGTGAGGGGGGCATTCTCCAGTGGCCCAAGTACCCCGGCTGCGTCAACGACGGCCTGGGGCTCATCGAGAACCTCATCCGCTCCGCGGACGGAACGGTCCGGCTGATCATTCACCCTCGTTGCAAGCAGCTCGAGGCGGCCTTGCGGAGCTATAGCCGTGCCCGGCGGGCCGGACAGTGGATGGACTACCCAGCTGATCCACAGCATCCCCACGAAGACCTCATCGACGCACTTCGCGGCGGGCTCAAGCTGATGATCGTCGATCGCCCCGCGAACCAGGCCGGCTTCAGCCGGGCCAGAGTGGGACGAATCTTTTGAACCTGAATGTCTCAACCATGCCACTCTCACCAAACTCGGCGGCCTCTGCGTATCTGGCGTACCAATCCGGTGTGCCCAGACTCGAACTTCCGGATGGGCGAACAATCGACCAGCCGCATCCCGAATGGCTGGCTCACCAGCTCCGGTGGCGGTGGCTCCTGGATTCCTGGGAGGGCGGCGAAGCGTATCGCATGGCCGTCTACGGTTTCGATCTCCACGGCATGCCCGTTCGCAATCTGATTCGTCACAAACGGGAATACCCTTCCTCCTTCGATGCGAGCTATTCCACGCAGGTCGGCCGGTCCCCGGGATCCGATCAGGCCAGCCAGGCGACCGACGACGATTACGAATTGAGGCGGGCTCGAACCCCGGTCCCGACCTTCGTGTCCGAGGCCGTCGAGGCCCACCTGGCACGCATCTATAGCCGTGAGGTCCAACGCCACGGACCCGAGCGAGTCGTCAAGTGGTGGCGGAACGTGGATGGGCGGGGCGCCTCGATGGACCAGTGGATGTCTGGCACCGTCGCGCCGCTCTTGCTGGTTCTGGGCCAACTCGACGTCATCATCGACCATCCTCCGGTTCCCCTGGGCGAAGAGGTTCGCTCCCGAGCTGATGAGGTTCGCCTCGGACTCGACACGTGCGTCGCCTCGTACATCCTCCCCGAGAATCTCGTCTGGTGGACACTGGATCGCCTGGGCCGCTACGACGAGTGCTTGGTGCGCGAGGTCCAGGACGGCGGGTGCATTCAGTGGAGATACTGGAACGCTCGGGAGTGGGTGCTCTACGATTCCTCGTCCAAAGTCCTGGTCGGGCCGGTGCAACACCCGTTCGGCCGCGTGCCGATTATCCGCCTATTCGACCGACGCCGGCCCCGCTCTCGCAACGTGGGATTGCCTCGGTATGAATCGATCGCCGAGATCCAGCGCGAGTTCTACAACCGGGACAGCGAGCTGATTCTCTCCGATACGACCCAGGCTCATCCCCTCCTCCAGGGTCCCGAGGACTACGTCCAAGCAGACGGCACCGTGCCGATCGGGCCTAACTGGCTGTTGCCGAAAAAGAAGAACGCCAGCGGAGCCACGGCGGCCTATGAGGGCTTCGATGTGGTCCAGTTCCCCAAGGAAGGCGCGGAGTCAATCAGGCTGAACAAGGCCGATCTGCGCGATGCCGCCGACCGAGCGGCTCTCCTGCTCAAACCGGCGGGAGCGGCCGGCACCCTGGGCACGACCGTCGCCCAGAGTGGGCTTTCCAAGCGGTTAGACCAGGCAGCCGGCAACGATCTGCTGAGCAAGATCGCCGGCATGCTCGGGCGTGCCGAGGCGCAGATCTCCGAACTTGCGCTGTCGGTGCTCGACGACGGATTCGTTCAGGGTGATTGGTCGATGGTCGTTATTCACTATCCAACGGAGTTCGACCTATTCACCGCTGACGAACTGGCCAAGGCGATCGCCCAGTTCCAAGGAATCCTCGCCGACGCCGGCCACGCTCCCCAGACCGAGAGCGAGCTACTGCGGAAACTGTTGCGCCTGATGCTGCCGGGCCTGGAGGACGAGGAATACGCGAGGTTCGACGCGGAGATCGACGGCTATCTCGACAGTCGAGCCGTCGAATACCCCGCTGCGTCCGCCGAGCCGAGTGCGCCCACCCTATCGGAGTGAAACCGTGAGTGATCAAAGGCTTTCTCAAACGAACACTGGTGCTGAGTCCACGTTCCACCCTCTGTCGGCACCTCAAGCTGACTTTCCGCGCCAGCCTGTCGTCGAGCCGAGTGCACCGCCCCCTCCCCCCGCACCACCGACGGTTCCGCTCTCGGCCGAGGAGTATCAGCGGCTTCGTTCGCTCGAGAAGCAGCTCGAGGAATTTCAGAAGCTCCAGCAGTCTGCTCTCGAAGCGAAGGAAGCCGAGCGGCTTCGCCTCTTGGCTGAAAAAGGACAGATCGAAGAGGCTCTTGCTCAGCAGCGGACGGCCTGGGAACAGAAGCACGCTTACGTTCTTTCCCGCTACAGCCACCTCGAGAACCAGGTCCATACCGAGCGCAAGAACATGGCGATCGTCGAGGCGTTCCACGGCCGTACATTCGTTGGCGAAACGGCCGAGCAGCGGAATGCTACGGCGGCGATGGTCCGACGTCTCCTTGAGGATGACTTCGAAACGACGCGCGACGCCAGCGGGACGCTCGTTGTCCGCGAGAAGCTCACCGGCCGTCCAGTGGCCGACGTTCTCCGCGAGCGGCTCGACTCGCGTCAATTCGCCATTTTCTTTGCTCCTTCGTCGCGCGGCGGCTCGGGCGCCGACGGCTCTCGACCACCCGCAGGCCCGCAGATGGGCCAGCCCGGTTCGCTCGATGCGATTGTCGCGAACTGGCGGAACAAGCAAACGCAGTATCAGTCGTTTGGACTTCGGCCCAAGCAGTAGCGGACCGTGAGTCGCAGTCTGTAATCGCTCGTCAATAGTCGGTACTCAGTCATCACTAACCATGCTGCCCCGGCAGGGGCACAACACATCAATGCGGGGCGACGCCCCGTCCGGAGAAACCCATGCCGCTTTATGAAGGTGGACCGCTCACGCAATTCACGGCGTTCAGCGCGGGCGTCATTCCCAACGACGTTTTCGGCGTAGCGATCAACTGGTTCGTCAACCGCACTCCACTGGTCTCCCGGTTGCCCAAGCTCCCCGCCGGCTCGCCGCAGTTCTTGGTGACCAATGACAACTATCGGCCCCGCTCCAATCCGATGAACAACGGCGGAGCCTTGAGTTCTGCCGCGGCGTCGGTCACGGTGGCAGATGCCACCATCTTCGACGTCGGCGATGTCATCCAGATCGACCAGGAATACATGCTGGTGACCGGCACGCCTGATTCGGGCACCACAACGGGCAACGTGCTCAACATCACTCGAGGATACGCCGGCACGACGGCGGCAACGCATAACGACTTGCTGCCGGTCTATCTGGTCAGCAATTCCCGGACGGGTGCCGAAGTGAACGTCACCAGCGTCAGCCGCATTCCCCAGGCGGTCACGCAGTACTGCCAGACCGTGCAACACGCTTACCAGGTGGGCGGAGCGCTTCAGGCCGACGCCAACTACGTCACCGGCTTCGCCACCCCGCTCGACCGTGACCGAATGTTGGCCATGCAGCACGTGATGGACGACTTTGAGAGTGCAATCTACTACGGCAAGGGCGTGCCGATTTCGCAGGCCAGCTCCCGGCCCCTGATGAAGGGGATCTCGAACCTGATCCAGACGAATAACGTCACGTCTCCCACCAACGCGGCGGCCTACAAGCCTTCGGACCTGGTTCGCGATACGCTCCAGGCCTCCTTCAATGGTGGTGGCAACCCGACGGTCCTTCTGGTTTCGACGGACTTCCTGTCCGGCTTCGCCGTGTGGGGCCATGCGGCCATGCGGCTGCAGGCAGGATCCAACGTTTTCGGGACCCCGATCGACCTCTTCGAGGCTCCGTTCCTCTCCGGCATCTCGATCATTCCGGCTCCGCTCCTGCGGCCTGGCACCGTGATCTGCCTTTCTGATCCGGAAGTTCGGATCAGGCTCAAGAGGCCGATGATCGACAAGCCCCGGGGCTCGCGCGGCGACGCGTTTGAAGGCGACATCATCACGGAAGGTGCCATCGATCTGGACAACGAAGCCCACCATGCCTGGGTCACTGGCGTGACCGCGTTCGCGGCCGCGTAGCCGTTTTGGTCCTTGATCCTTGGTCCTTAGTCCTTGGTCGTGAAAGCCAAGGCCTACGCTGACCAAGGACTAGGGACAGCCCGGCGCCAGCCGGGCGGAAGGACTAAGGACTATGTATGTCTTCCCGGGCCTCTGGCCCTTCATCGAACGCGTGGCTCAGGGCCGCGGTTTACACCACCTTGGGCGAGCCCGCGAGGTCTGGCATTGCAAGCAGATCCAGGATGCGCTGGGTCAGCTTCCCCGCCTTGACTCCGCGAGCCAGCGCGAACTACTTGCGCATGTGATCCAGGTTCGGGACAGCCTGGCCCTGGCTCTCGAAGGCTGCGACGCGGCGATTCTTGAAGCGACCACCGAGCTCAATTTACTCGCCCCCTCGTTGGCAACCCCCCAACCCAGGCCCGTAAAGAAGCGATAAGACCATGCCCCTCGACACCTTCATCGCCCCCTCCATTCAGCCCAGCGGAACAACTTGGGCCCAGTTCAAGACCGGCGGCGTGGGGATTCTTCTCTCCAACCTTGCTGTAGCCAACCCGGTCAAGGCAAACCCGAGCATTCAGGCGACGGTCGCCGTGAGTGGGTCAGGAGGTCTGCTCGCCGCCGGAACCTACTATTGTCAGTACTCATTCGCCGACCCGTTTGGCGAAACTCTCGCTGGTGGAGAGTCGGCTCAGTTCACCGTTGCGGCCGGCCAGGTGCCAACCGTCACCTTGCCAGCGCTTCCGGCTGGAGTGCAGTCGATCAACCTCTATCTGACAAACGCGAACGGCAGCGCGGGGACTGAGACACTTTACGCGACAGGGATCACGACGCCGACCTTCGCGTGCAGCTACGCCTCGCCGCCGGACCAGCCCTCCGAATCCCTGCCCGACAAGAACAGCTCCGGATGGCCTTCCAATGCGAATCTGCTCGCCACTCAGCCCAACACCGAGATCGCGCTTGAATCCTACATCGAGAAGCTCTCTCAGCTTCTTTCAGGTGCGCCGATGCAGCGGCGTGTGGTGTTCCATGACATGATTCGACCGCTGGGGATCGCGGCCGCGTGGCGACAGCTCCGGACAGAGGCCGCCACCTTGATTTGGGCGAACTGGCCGTCGGCTGCAGTAGGTTACACGACCACCCCGATCGGGCAGCCCCAGTACAAATGGCAGTTGCCCTGACCAGCGAACCGCGACATCGCCCACCCTCTCAGTCGGAAAGCTGCCGATGGCCTCTACCGATCCGTTAGCTGTCACCTACGCCACCGACGAGAACATTGCGATCTACGCCAGTGGCGACTTCGCAATGCTCTGCCCTGACTGGCAAAAGCTGGCCTATGGAGTTGATGGCGTCTTTTCCTCTGGCTCCCCCTGGCTGCTGTCGTCGGCCTCGGTGAATTTCGCTACCGCTGGCGTGACCGCCCAGCATGTTGTCCTTCTCAAGAAGCCGGCCCCTGTGTTCAAGGGGAGCGGCGAGCTGCTGGCCGTCGACAGCGCGACTGCACAGGGGGTAGTTCTTCGCAGGCTGGGCGCTTCCCTCGGCATTGGCCAGCCGCCTTCACCGTCAGCCGGAGTGACAGGCGTCGAATTTCTCATCGCTACGCTCGATCCTCAGATCGAGGAGGCGAGCTTCGATCTCAACCGGCGACTCTGGATTGACCCCAATGTCGCCGGCCGGACTACCGACGACATTTACGACCTTCGCGATCTCCGCCAGGCCTGCGTGCTCACTGTCCTGGCTCAGCGTTATGCAGCCGAGACCCGAGGAAACCAGGGAGATTTCGCACTCAAGTTGACCCAGGTGCGTCAGGAGCTCGGCGAGGTGCTCGCGCGGCTCACGCTGCGCTGGGGTCAGAGTGGCACGGACCGACACTCCACCAACTGGTTCTCGACCAGGATTGTGCGATGAGACATTATCTCGAAGCCGTGACCGTCTGCGTTGATTATGCAGATTTCCTTGCGGAAACCATTCTGACCAACTGTCAGCACCTGGACCGCTGGATCATCGTCACGAGCCCCCACGACCATGAGACCCTCGACTTGTGCCACCGGCACAACTTGGAGGTGCTCTCCACACGCGACTTCTACCGCGACGGTGACAACTTCAACAAGGGACGCGCGATCGAACGGGGGCTAGGAATGCTCTCGCACCAGGGATGGCTGCTTCATCTCGACGCCGATATCGCCCTGCCCGCTGATTTCCGAGAAAGTCTGGATGACGCCGATCTCGACGAGTCCTGCATTTACGGGGCTGACCGCTTGATCGTCCGGGGCTTTCGCGCCTGGCAGGACCTGAAGTCTCGAGGGCATCTGAGGCGCTCCTGGCACTGCATGGTCAACCACCGAGGACTCGAGGTCGGCGATCGCTGGGCTGATCTGCGATATGGGTACGTCCCAATCGGCTACTTCCAGCTCTGGCATCGGTCTGCCGATCATCGGCACGGTATTCGAATTCGCCGCTATCCCGACAACCACCAAAACGCCGCACGGGCGGACGTCAAGTTTGCCCTGCAGTGGGATCGCCGCAACCGCGCTCTGATTCCCGAGCTGCTGGTGGCCCATCTTGAATCTGGGCCAGCTCCGACCGGGGCGAACTGGAATGGGCGAAGAACTGCGCGATTCGGCCCCGAACGAACAATGACAAAGGTTCCCCGATCTCTTTCCTGACGAGGTGTATTATGGCGCTTGTCGTACCCCACCAAGGCGACATCCAGATTCTGACCGACCTGTTCATGGGCGGAACGCTCGAAAACTGGCTTCTGTGCCTCTTCAACTCCAACATCATGCCGGCAGAGACCGACACGGCCTCGACCTACACGGCGCATGAGACAGCGTTTACCGGCTATAACCGCAAGACTCTCACCCGAACCATCAGCGCAAGCACCTGGAATACGCCAGTCAGCCAGGCGCCGTCCGGCTCACCGCCCTGGTCCACTCGAAACCAGGTCGGCCACACGCAGTATGGCTCGGCCCCTCAGTCGTGGACGTGCGGCGCCACTGGCGACACCATCTACGGCTACTTCATCATCGGTGCGACGTCCGGCAACCTGATCTGTGCCGAGGCGTTCACGACCCCGCGCACGCTGGGCAACGGCGACACCATCTCGATCACCCCCATCTTCGAGAATGCATGAATTAGTGTTTAGTGTTTAGTTTTTTGTGTTTAGTCAAAATACCAAACACCAAACACGAGGCTGCCATGGCAACAACCCAAGCCACCGTTCACGATTTCACCGGCCCCTGTCCGATCGGGATTGGCGGTGCCCACCCGCTGATCCCGGCCAGCCGGGGTCCAACTATGGGCAGCTGGAACCTCACGCGACTGGCAGGAAAGAGCGGCTTCTATGCGGAGCTTTGCCGCGACGTCAGTGGAGACGCGGTCAGCCCCTATAATGCCGCCTTCCAGGGCTTGCTCGGGTCTCATGCGATCCAGGTTTACACGTCGGCATACGGTTTTCCATGGAACGTGGCTCGCGGCACGACGCCGCTGGCCGGCATCTCCGCCGGTGTTGCCAAGTACCCCGCGAGCATCACTGGCGTCCCCTTCACGCCTTACCAGTTCTGCGAGTCGTGGCCACCGGTTTACACGGCCACTGTCACGAACAATAGCTCCACTGTGACCGGATCGGGTTTTCAGGCGACTGCAAATCCCGGCAACGGTCCATGGCCGATCGTGGTCGGTGGCGCGTACGTCATCAATGGCGCACTCCCCTACGTCTATGTCCAGTCAATCCAGTCTGACACCCAGCTCACCCTGAGCGCGCCGGCTCCTGCCAACGGGACAACGCTAACCGGCCCATTCAATCTCGCGTGTCAATTCAATACCGCCGGCGCCGACCATCACCAGATCGTGTTCGTCCGGAACGAGGCCACCGGCCTGCCGTCGAAACTCTACGAGATGTATGGGGCGCTCAGCACGGACGGAGGGGCGACGTGGGGCGAAACTGTCGGCAGTCCTGGTGTCGGCTGCTGGGATCTGGAAACAGGTGCACAGCTCCCCGACTTTGACGGGGCGAGTTCTGCGGCCGGCTTGCCGTACGGACTGCTCTGCCCCAATTACGATGAGATCCTTCAGGGCGCGATTCTGCACGCGTGGCCGATGGCGGTAGGTGGAGGAGCGGGAGTGGATTCTCCGTGGGGTCTGGGCGCTGGCGGCTGTGTTTTCCCGGCTCCCACGACCAACGGCAATCCCGGGGCTGCGTACAAGTCCGGCGGCTTGCCTCTCGGGGCGCGGATCAGGCTCAAGGCCAGCTTCGACATCTCGGGCTTCAGCGCGGTCAACCAGATCATCCTGACGAGCTGGAAACGCTATGGAATCATCAACGTGGACTGGACGAGTCCCAATTGGCTTATCACGCCAGAGGCACTCTTTGACGGGCGATGGAGCGAGACCGACCGGATTGCACTCTCGGGGATTCTATCAACCAACTTCGAGTTGATCGATACGGTCAAACCGAGGTTCGCCTTCTCTGGGCCTTCACAGGTCACGCACGGGGTGTCGAGTTCATGGACGCTCACGCAGGAACCTCATGCAGCGGCGATGGATTCCAATTATCTCTGCAACCTTTACCTGTCTTGGTCGAATGACGGTGGAACGACCTGGAGCGGCACGGGAATATCGACGTCTCCCGGCGGAAGCTGCACGCCGTCCAATAAAGGTCCGTTCACGGTCACGTTCACGCCGCCGTCGGCCGGCTCGTATTTGCTCAGGCTTCTATACGGTGGGCCGCCCTGGCTAGCCCCTGACAACTTCCCGTTCATGGCATCGTGATCGCCAACGGCAGAAAGCACTCGCATGCAAACGTTTATCAAATGCACTGATGCGGCTTGCACGACGTCGGGATCGTGGACGCCATTATCTCAACCGTCTTATACAGGCACCGACAAGCAATCGACGACATCAGGCAATTATGCGCTCTTCACTTTTAATGGACTAACAGCCGGCACGCCCTACTACCTTCATTTCACATATGTTCCGTGGACCAGTCGCTCGACCGCCGTCCCATGGCAGATTCTTGACTCCAACGGCACATCGGTTATCGCGAGCGGGACGATCAACGAGCAAATCAATCCGATAGGCGCTACTTATGCTGGTTCGGCTACGGTTCAATTTCGTTATCTCGGATCAGCATCGCCTTCCGGTACCGGTACGACCCTGTATCTGAAGATATCCGCGGGTGCCTCAGGTGTTACAGATGTTGACGCGGCAATGCTTCAGGATGGGTCAATCCCGGTGACGTACGGAACCATCGCCAGCGGTAATTGGTCAAGTTCTTCGACGTGGACAGCCGGGCATGTGCCAGGAGCAAGTGATTATTGTTCGATCGGACATGCCGTGACTATCACGGCAAATACAACTATCGGCGATGGCACTGCGTCTCCGGTGCTGGCCATTGGGACAGATAGCTACCCCGCAGTGAATATCAGCGCGGGATTGCTAACGATCACCGGTGCTACATTGACGATCCGAGGAAACAGCCGCGTCGGGTCTCGCGATCCCTCATATACCCTCTCGACGCGATTGACTGTGCAGAACTCCGGCGGCACGCCGGGCGGAATCGTCTTTGATGGCAACAGCGGCGTGACCCCAACGATGACGATAGACGATTGCAGTCTATTCGTTATCTCTGGCACCTCGTCGGCGCGATGCTTCATCAGGACCAAGGCCGCGGCCAAGGGCGATGGTGGGAATTCAGCCGGGAACAACGCGCAGATCACAGGCAATTTCGCTGGATACATGAACTGGTATGCCCAATGGCAGTATTTTGACCTCTACAAACTTGGCGACTCCAGCAACGCCGGGGTCTATTCCCCTGTAATCAACGGGTCGGTCACGGGCGTGACCAATGCGCCCTTCACCTGGGATCACTTCACGGTGGACTCGTGCGGCCAGACCCCAAAGACAGGAATTACAGGCGCGACCCCAAATATTCGGTTCACCAACGGCATCTGGACGAACCAACTCAGCCAATACGGACAGACGATCACTGCCGATACGACGACGCTCAGCAGCGGGACGCGGCTCATTGATCACTGCGTGTTTATGGGGCGTGCGTATTTCTTTGCTCCTGGCAACTTCAAGATCACCAATTGCTACTTCGCTGACAACGTAACCGGATCGTCCGGCCCTGGAAACTGGTCGGTATTTGATGGGAACTTCATCACGCGTACGAATGATGATGGCGAGGAATGCCTCTGGAGCGGCTCGACGACAAACTGCTACACGTATACAACTCAAGTCACTTCGCAAATGATGGGGCTCTTGAATTCGTCGGCCGATCTCACGTTTGCTGGCAATGTTGGCGAAAATGCGGGCACCGGCGTGATCGGATACACGGGTGCCACCGAGGAAGCGACCGGCCCTCAGACTTACATCGTCGATAACAACATTGCGTTCAACTCATCAACAGGTTCATTCTCGCCATTTTTCGGGATGAGCAGCAACCCCGCCCATTATCCTCCCGCGGTCCAGTATCTCAAGGCCCGGCACAACACCGTCGTTACCAATGGCCAGAGTCCGTTCAACGGCGCCGCGATGATGACCGGGACGATCCCCGAGCTCCGGGCAAACGTCCTGGTCAACACCGGCTCGACGGTGGGCTCGAGCCCATATAATGGTGTCTACGTATTTGATAACACCTCGCGGATCTGGCCAGCGTACGGATACGTGGTCGACGAGCTTCCCGCCAGTGCTGTTCTGTCAAACTGCTGGAAGAATTTTGGGTCGGTTGCGACTGGCTCCTTCCAGACCGTAGCCCCAATCGTCTCGGGAGCGGTCGCGGCGGTTACGGACGGGACGCGCTATTATTCGGCGATGAGCACAGGGACTCCTGGATTCGGCGATCTGGCCAATGTTGATCCGCAGTTCTATGACAGCACGCGGAATCTGGCGACGTGGGACAGCGTAGTCATGGGAGGACCAGGCACGGCCGCCCATGCCAAGACGCTGCTCCAGGCTACTCCCACGCTGGTGAAATCCTCGCTCCTGCCGTGGGTTCGTGCGGGGTACGCGCCGAAGAACGCCGCACTCAGAGGTGCAAGTTATTCCGGCGACACCAGTACGACCGATGCTGCTGGCAATGCGTGGCCGGGCGGAACGCCGGGCATCGGGGCGATGGGTGTGGTGTCAACTTCTTCTTCTTCTTCTTCTCCCGTTCCTGGACTTGCGATGCTTTCGCAGAGGTGCAAATAATATGCCTTCCTACGGTGTCAGCGTCACGCTGCAATATTGTGCCTGGAATACTGGCACCAACGCCGGTCAGACCGGTGACGCCTCCAACCACACCCTGCGGTGGATCAAGGACGGCGTCGAGGATACATCCACGTTCCCCTCGGCTAGTGAGGTCGACGCCACGAACTGCCCCGGCGTCTACAAGGCGACCATCACCGCGACCCAGTGCCAGTGCCAATGCGGCACGCTCGCCGGCAAGAGCTCCACGTCCAGCGTGTCGATCATTCCGATGACCGTCACGTTCGAGAACCTGCCCTCCGCCGCTCCCGCTGCGGCGGGCGGATTACCGACGATCGGGACCGGGTCCGGCCAGATCACGCTTGCGAGTGGCGCTGTGCTCCTCCAGCCGACCCAGACGGGCGTCACCATCCCCACTGTCACCTCGGTGGGCTCGGTCACTGGAAATGTCGGCGGATCCGTTGCCTCGGTCACCGGATTGACCAGCTCGATCATCGCTGCTGCCATCTTGAAGACGCCGGCCAACCCCCTGGCGACCGACGCCTCGGGGAACGCCCTGATCTCCGGCACGCAGGCCGTGCCGATGACCGGCAATACCGGCAACACCGTCTTCGACTGCCTGAACGCCGCCCGCGCCCAGGGCTTCGGCAAATGGGCTCTTTCGGGAACCACGCTGACCCTTTACGGGTCCGACGGCAGCACGGTCGTACGTAGCTTCAACCTCGATTCGGCCACGGCACCCACTCAACGCTCATGACTAGCGGCATAATCACTCAAGGCCTGGGGACAGCGATCCTGCTCACGCAGGGGCTTGCAGCGTCCGTTCATGGATCCGGCGGAATGGCCCAAGGAGGCAGCCCGCAAGCTGTCCCAGCCGCGGTGTTCGGTAGCGATACGTTCACCGGAACGATCGGGACTGCGCTCGAGTCCCACACGCCGGATCGTGGTGGTTCGTGGGTCGCGAATTCGACGAACGGTGGAAGTCAGGCCGTTCTCGACTCCGCGAACCGGGCTCGAAACGGATCCACCTCTCTCGTCGCTTACACCATCGCGGCGACTCCACCTTCGGCCGACCAAGTTGTCCAGGCCGATGTGATCTTCCTCAGCCGTAACCTTCAGGCGTACGACGCCGATGTGACCGCTCGATTCTCCACGACCTCTGTGACGGGGTACTCTGCCGGCTATAACTCACACTCGCAGATCTGGCACATCAGCCGGTGGAACGGAGGAACACAGACCCCTCTCCAGACTGTCCCGGCGGCCTTGGTCCCAGGGAGTAGTTACACCGCCAAGCTGGTCGTCCAGGGCTCAACCCTCCAGCTTTACATTAATGGCGCCCTGACAATCGGGCCTTATGCCGACACGAACCCCATCACAACCACTGGGAACGCGGGGATCCTTCTGCGCGTTGCTGGAACGACCGCTGATAGTGATTCAACGGGCGCTCATCTTGATAACTTCATCGCACAGTCTGCGAACGCGAGTGCTGACGTCTTTGTCAATTATGGGCCAACCGCCTCCGGCGGGATGGCGCAAAACGGCAGCGCAGGCCAGCCTGCGCTGCATAGTCTGATCGCGACCGGCGGCACACACTTGAGTGGTGCCAGGGTGTTCGTCATGGACACCGCAGTTGCGGCGTCAGGCGGGATCGCTTCCGGTGGGTGCTCCCTCGGCACGAGTGGGCTCATCATTCCCAGCGGAGGACTGCGCCAAGGAAGCTGCTGTAGACTTCGAGCCGGCTCTCTTTACACGCCGACGGGAAGTTCGAGCCAGGGAGGCTACGTCTCCAGCACGCAGGCAATCGCGCTCGTGGGAAGTGTGCACATGGCAGCGGGGGGGGCCGTCTCTGGCTTCACCAGCTCGATCGACGGAGGACCGATAACGCAAGGTATGGGGACGCGGTGGACGATCCTCCAGGGGTACCAAGGGACCATTGCCATTCGCCTCGCGTGCGGTGGTGTGGGACAGGGAGGAAGAGCCGATTCCGGTAACGGCCAACACTACGCGCCGTCTGCCGGTGGAGGCATGGCATCAGGGGGCTCGGCGAGCAGTTTGCTACAAAGCGAGTTGACCTCTGTCGGTCTGATCACCCAGGGGTTGGGGACCGGCCGGGGCCTCACTCAGGGCTACTCGATTTGGTGTCCACATGCCTACCAAGTCGGTACATCGGGCGGGATCGGACCGGGTGGTTCGTCAGCCGTCTCGATGAATAATCAGCTCGCAGCAACCGTGCGAATGAGTCTCGGCGGAACCAATGTCGGCGTGCCGATTATCTACCATGTCTACATGAACAGTGGTCATGGCGATCCGATCAATTACGCGACTTCCGTCGCGCAGGTGACGGGGCTGAGCTGGTCCAGCGATGTCTTGACTGCTCCAGGTGACTACAAGCTAGGGGTGCGTGCGTACGACCCTCAATCTTCCCTTGAAGAACAGAACGTTGATGCAGTCGTGGAAGTCGTCCTCGATGCGGGCGGAAAGGACGTAACGCACGTTCCTCCTCCACCGCTGGGTCTTCGTGCGTTGCCGTTGGCCGGGGGAGGAATCCGGGTTGAATGGATGTCTTGCTGCTCCGACCGATCCCGCCTACCGCTGGGGTTCCATCTCTATCTCGGGACGGGCGGCACCCCGGATTATTCCAAACCTGCCGCAACAGTCGCCATGTCCGACCAGCGGCAAGGCTGCTTTGCGGCAGACCTAAACGATCTGATAAACCAAACCAGATATATGATAGCGGTTCGCGCGTTTAATTCCGTTGGCGAGGAAGCCAATACGATCGTGCTTTCCGTCGAAGCCGATGGAGATCCGCCCTCCGTGGTTGATTTGCTCGTGGCACTGGCAACCAACCAGGAAACTTGACGAGCGATCACGATCACCAGGTCGAGTGATCAGACGATCTCCATCGGTTCGGTGAACCAGGACTTTCTTACTAGCCAGGATTGTTGTTCTGGATGGACCGACCATCGCACCCGTACCGGAGCGAATGGTAAGCAAATTCATGGTCTTTCTGACTGACAGAGAAATGTCACGTATATATAGATAACTAATCATCGAGATACAAACAGTCAATGCGATTGTCTGGGATAACCAGTCCCCATGCAGCATGTCATATCGCTTTCGTCTTGATCCCGCGGGGTTGGTCTTCGTCCAGCGGCATACAGATGAGACCCGTGAAGATCGTGTTGGTGAACGGTGTACCCGGTTCCAGGAAGTTCGCGCCTTGGCTTGGATATCTGGTCAGGGTTCAGGTCGTCTTCCGCCATCTTCTCTAATTTGTGTGTCGTGTTTGGTGTTTGGTGTTTTGTATTTCGTGGTCCAGACCAAACACCAAACACGACACACTGAACACCAAACATAAAACACAAATAAGGTCACTCCATGTCCATCAATTATTCCGGTTCGCTCCTCTACGGCACGAGCGACGAATCGAACATCCTTGCGAATCAGTCGGCGTGCTCCGTCGCCTTTGGATTCCAGGTGCCTTCGTCTGGGCTCGTCATTGGTGCTGCGCAAGGCTTGGTCAAGCGATGGGCTAACGTCTCGTTCATCTCGAGTTATACGGTCAACTCGGCAACCGCGATTACTTTCAGTGTCGCCTGGTACTGGCCCGGCGGCAGTTATACAAACACAGCTATTGATCTTGCTGTCGGCGTCCCGTATCGAATTGTTGTCACGCACGCGCAAGGCGCCCAGACGCTTTATGTGAATGGCTCACCGACCGTCTTTGGCACTAACGCCGGCAACACGGAAAGCGGCACCGTGCCGTTTGGGTTCGGGGGTGGTGGCGGCGGCACGACCCAAAACGTGACCCTTGACGACATCGCCGTCTGGAACGGGTATGCCCTGACGCAGACCGATGTCCTATCGCTCCTGTTTGGGACGGCAACGCCGTCTACGCTCGCCACGCCCCGCACCTACGAATGGACTCTTGCCGGCACGCCTGGAAATCCCGTAGTTCTCAACACGGGCGGTCTTGTTTGCTCTCCAAGCGGTCCCGATATCAATCAAGTCGCATACTCTGGCGCGGCAGCGTACGCGGCGAGCATGCCCGCGTTCACGGTCCAGACGTCGCTGGCCGATGCCTATGTCGCCACTTCTGGAAAGTCGATCGGATTCACATACAGTTCGCTGTCGCCAGGCAACAAGACCGGTGGACAATCGCTTGTTTCTTCGCTTGTCACGGCTCCAACCCTGTACAAGAACGGAACGAGCGTTGGCCCCCTTATCAAGCCGCTGATCACTGGCTATCACGGAATGATCCTGTTCAAGATGCCAAGCGGCGTCACGGCATCGTCTACCGATACATTTGCCGTTACCGCGCCGCAGGGCTGGCTGCTTACTAGCGATGGTCCAGCCTCGTCGCTCACTGGCCCTCATACCCTGCATAACTATATAGGCAAATCTGCGGTCGGTACCGACACCCTCACGAAGACGTTCAAGCCCGGCATGAACATCTCGTGGTACGGAGGGAATTCATACGACGCATGTTGGTATGCCAAGAACATGCGGGTCAGGGCGAGTAATTTCAGCGGGGCGACGTGCACGCCCGATGGATACCCGACGACGCTCGGTTCGAGCCCGAGCGGTACATATATCATGCAGTCCACCGGGCGAACTAGCCTGGACAGCACAGGTTGCCCAGCAGTGGTCGGCTCCTACGCGGTTCGGTGGGACGCCAGCGATGGGACCGATTTTTCACTTACCGTCTCCGGCTCGGGGACACTCACCGAGGATACGACACAGCATAACACCGGAACGGGCGGCGCCGGGCAGGCTCGTGTATTCAATCTGGCATACACTGGTACGCCGTCTGACCTGTCGCTGCACATCGCGCTGAATATCATTCAACCTAATCTCCACCCTGTTTTTAGGTACTTGGCCGTTTATGGGCCTGGCGATTTCACGCCCACGCCAGGCACGCCTATTAGCCGATTTTGCGCGAGCTGTCGGGTGCATAATCGGATTTCCCTGGGAAATCCCCACGTGGACGGGCTGAGTCTTCACTACATTTCCCGATCGGGAGTCAGTCGCTCGGGGATGCTCAGCTTCAGGGCGGCCAGGATTCTTGCCTGCTCCGGCTTGGGTCGCGCGACCCGACGCAGAGCCAGCTTCCTGCCGTCGGTCGTCTCCAGGAGAATGTCGCCGATCTGGATCTCTCCCAACTGCCGCAGGATGACTTCTGGCGTCATCGGCCGTGGTTTGGGTGAGGCATTCGGCCGACGGCGATCGGGCTTACGGATCTCCGTCTCGAGTCCTGCCTGCTTGGACAAGTGA